TTCTTTTTCTTTACTTTCTTTTCCTTTTATTTCCTTTGCATAAGGGGTGCTATAGCCACCCTTATCGCCACCCCATCTTAAATCAGCCCCTTTTTTGCCACTTTCTGATAGTTTTTGCCTGTGTAATTTATGCGATAAAAGCCTGTTACTGAAGTAGTAACCCTCATTTTCGTAGAACAAATTTAATTCAACACATTTTTTAATAATATCGTATAATTTATTTTTAGCCACCCCAAAGCCTAGCGATAGCCCCCCTAATAGGTTTGCTTTAATTCCGCAGTTATCATTTTCTGCCATTGTTTCGACAATCATCCAAAAAATACCATATCCTTCTGGCCCAAATTCAGACCTTAATTCAAGTATTTTTTCATCATTTCTGGCATTATAATCGTGACTAAAATAGAATGTTTCTTTTGGCATAAATCACAAATTTACAATGTTGCAAAATTAAGGTTGGCTTGCCCATAACGCTGCTTAATCCAGACTCAATGAAGAGAAGGAAACGCTACGGGACAAGCCAGTATTTTGAAATATAGTATTATTAAAAATCATTAAATCTAGATTAAGCGGCACGAATATACACCGCGTCTTCCCAAACTTCCAAAAAAAATTTTTAAATTACCGAAACCCCTCTTTCTGAAACCACTTCTGAGGCTGCTTTATTAGCTTTTTCTATGGCGTATTCCATATCCTTTCTTTCCATATAATAGAAGGCTAATGCTGCTAAGAATGTATCTCCTGCTCCGCTTACATCGTTTGTTATTTTTTTTGTGCTGGGGAAGTCTTGATCGTTATAACGAGCACCTTTAGCACCTAACGTAATAATAATTTTCTCTTTAAACATCTCGGCCTGTAGACGATTACTCTTATACTCGTATTCGTTAAATTTTACAAAGTCAACAGAGTCTATAACGCCGCTTGTAAGTTCTTTTTTTGAATCCAAAAAAACAACAGCATCTTTTCTTTTTTCTTTGCATATCTTCCAAATATCTGGCAGAGCTAAAAATCCTTTATCATAATCGGATATTAAAATACAATCTGCCCCCTTAATAATCCTAATCAAGTATTCATTTATGACAATAGGATCTACCTTGTCGTTTTCGTCAATACGAATAAAATAATGGTTTGATTTATCTTCTACTAATCTTGTTTTTCTTATTCCTTCGTTTGAAAAATGACCTACAACGCTCGCCTTCTTTTCAATCAATGAAAAAAGATTATTATAGACGTTTTGCGCCATTCCTTCATTCTCTACGGTTCTTAATGGCTTGAATATGGGAACCGGCGCCTCTGGGCTAAGTCTGGCTACTTCCCCATAAATAAAAACATCTTTGCACTTTTCTCCAATGATTAAAAAGTTCATATTTCTTCTATTCGTTTAGTTTTGTCACAAATCATTAAGTCGTAATCAGGCTTGTGGTTCATAACGATATTATCAAACTTGCACCCCCAAGTTTTAAGCTGGGCAAGCGTTAAAGCGGTGTAATCTGTTTGGCTTCTTTGTCCTCTTGCTGAATAGTAGGTTATATGATGGCCTTCGTCGTGAAGACGGTTAATTTTTTCTATGTGCTGGGGAATTGGCAACGCTGTGTCGTTTTCCCTCGACAGTATTACATATCGTTCCGTCTATGTCAACATATATCTTCATCACGCAAAACTTTAATGAGTAAATCTGCAATTTCTACCGCCTGCCTACAAATATCTTCTGGCTCTTCCTCTGATGAGGTAGCAATAAGCATAGGTAATACCTGAATGGCAAAATGTTCTCTAATGGTAAGGTCTTTTACCTTCTTGGTTAATTTCCTTTCCATACACGGTAGCTATCGGAGTCAAAATGCTGGGTTGAAATTTCAAAGATTTCACCATCCGTAATTGCCTCGAGCTGGTGTGGTAGTCCTATTGGTATAGTCACAACTTCTTCTTCGTGCAAGAACTTGCTATGCAGCGTTCCCGTTTCTGTGTCAATCCAGTTGAACTTAAACTCGCCCTTATTGACATACCACGTTTCTTGCTTGACAATATGATAGTGCATCGAAAATTTACAGCCAGCCCTAAAAACCAATATCTTGCCGCAATACTTTTCGTTATTAACTATGACGGTCTCGAAGCCCCACCCTTTCGGTATGTGGCAACAAGCGCTTTCAATCGGTTTCTTCATTTCTAATCTTTTCTATAACCTTAGTAGTAGAATGGTCGGTTTTCTCAAAGAAAACTATTCGTTTTACGTTTTCGGCGCCAATAATGGTTTTATCCTTGTAATCTGATCCAATAACCATAATATCAGGCTTTAGTCGCCTAGTCAAGGTTCGAAGCTCGTAGTCTGTATCAAATATGAATACTTTTTTAACAAACCTTAATTCGGATAGAACGTCTGCCCTAAAAAGTTCATTATTGACTGGCCTTCCCGGCCCTTTTAGTTTTCTAACCCTTAAATCAGTGTCTATTCCTACATAAACATCGCCAAAGGTAGCCGCAAATCTAAGTAACTCGAAATGCCCCTCGTGTAAGATATCAAAGCATCCGTTTACCCAGACTCTTTTTTTGCGTATCATAGATTAGCAAGTTTGTTCAACTTTGACAAAACCTCTTGTTTTACTGCGTTCGTAACAGAACCATAGGCGTCAACAATTAATTTTTTGTCGGATTTTTTGAGATAAACAGATACTAAAATTACTTTTTCCTCTTCGTTAATTTTTTTTCGACCTCTTTTTTTTACTTCTTCCATAGTGGGTTAGTTTTTATCGTTATCTAAAAATGTATGCTTGAAAGCCCTAATAATTATCCAAATTAAAAAAATATAAACAATTACAAAAAATATATCAAGGCATTTCATAAATTGTGTTTTTAAGCGCGATGTCGGGGAAGTGGCGACGCTCTTCTTCCGCGAGATCCGGATAAACCAATATTAATCTTTCTTTTACTTCTGGCCAACAACCCCACTTTGCTATATCTTCCCAAGCACTATTATCAAACTTGTAATGACAATCCGGGCAAAGCTCAATCCAGTTATTGGGGTGACAGGCTACGCTGGGGGCTACGGTCTTTCTTTTTGCAAGCAAGTGGCAAATGGAGTGAATGGCCAACTCATAAACTTTTGTCGTGGTCAGCTTTCCACACTCCGCGCAATTGCCACTCATTTGCTTTTGACAATCTTTGTAAAACTTAACAAGCGCTGTATCTTCCCCAGCACGTTCTTTTCTTTCTTCCTTTTCCTGCTTTAATTTTTTTGCAGACTTCTTGGGGATAGAGTATTTTTTTGGCGTCTTGGGAAGTCCCGCCTCAGCTTTTAATCTCCTAATTTGTTCTATTCCCATAACTTAAAAAAGCCAGCCAACGTAGAAACGTAGCTGGGTGGTTTACCTATTACTACCTTGACCAAATTTAATTAGTACAAAAATATAGATATTATCATAAAAACCAAATTTTTTTTAAGATTTTTTTTTACATCAACTTATACACTTATATTTGCGGTATGGAAACGCAAGAAAACGTATTTACGCCACCTATTCCCACGGACGAGGAAATATCGTGGGTTCGCCTTTTGGCGACAGGAGAAAAGGCAAAAGGGGTAGCCGAAAAATTGGGGCTAAACAAAAACACATTTGCATACAAGTTGCAGCTTCTTAGGGCCAAATTCAACTGTAAAAACACCGCCCAACTAATCTCCTATTTTTTAAGAAACAAATACATTGACTAATGGCAAGAAAAAAGAAAACAAACGCAGATCAGGTTATTGAGCAAATTGCACAACTTGATATCTCTGAGCAGGTTGAGCTACTCAACAGGCTAAAAGAGATTGTTAGGACTTCCCTGACACAAAAAGAAAAAGAGCTATCCGATCTAGTTGAAAAGTTTAGACAATAAAAAACCGACCTTTTGGGTCGGCTTTTCAAATGAGTAAAACTCAATTAGGTGTTAGCCAAAGTCTGTACTTGAGCAACAGTTCTGTCGGTAAAGTACTTGGTAGAGATTTGATTCAATCCCTGTGGAAGTACCTCAATAACAGCGTTACATTGTACTTGCGCTACACCTCTGGTTTCAGTAGTGGGGTAAACGTGAATAGGGCTTTGAGAAGCAAACAGGTTAGCCTGTCCGCCAGCAGCCGCAATTTCAGTTGCTCCACCGGGTGCGTCTATACCATAGACTTGCACCAAGAAAAGATTAGCCATTTTAAACAATTTAAGCTGTGAAGAAAACTCTTCGCAAACGCTGCGAAAATATCGGAGTAAAATTATGAAAATTCCCCTAAAATACAAAACCTCTTCCCCTTCTGGAGACCTAATAAGTTTTTTAGCGGGCATTAAAAAGATGTGGGAAGATACAGGCCGCAAGGGTATTGTTTACCAAAGAATAGGTATGCAGGGGGCTAGCTATGATGGCAGCATACACCCCTTTAAGAACGAATTTGACGAGCCTATTTGTATGTCCCAATATATGTTCGATATGCTCTACCCGTTACTAAAAGAGCAGCCCTATATTGAAGATTTTTTGGTGTATGCCGGGGAAGATGTGGACGTCGATTTTGACCTTATTCGGATGCAGCACTACACCAACCAGCCAAAGGGGTGCCTGAACCGCTGGTTCAATTATGCGTTTCCTCAAATGGCCTCCGACCTTTCCAAGCCTTGGTTAGAACTTCCCGAAACATTAAAAAAGCCAACCGACAAGGTTATTATAAACTTTACCCAAAGGCATAGAAACTACCTGATTAACTACTTTTTTTTAAGGGAGCATCAGGATAAGCTGGTCTTTGCTGGTCTGGCTAAAGAAAGGGATTTGTTTTGCAAAAACTGGAATCTTAATATACCACTACTGGAGACAGACAATTTCTACCACTTAGCCCAAAGCATAAAGAATTGCAAGTTCTTCTTAGGCAATCAAAGTTTTTGTTTTCAGATAGCTGAAGCCCTTAAAGTGCCGAGAATTTTGGAGCTTTTTCCGATGATGCCAAATGTGGTGCCAATAGGGGAAAATGCTTATGATTTTTACCATCAGGGCGGGGTAGAGTTTTACTTTAATAAAATGATAAAATGAACCGAGAGGAATTAGTGAAATTTGCTGAAGAGTTCTTTGGGTCTTGTATTGGAACGATGCAAAAAAAGAACCAAGACTATACTGGCGCCAAGGATACAATCGATCCATTTGCTAACTTTAGGGCGGTTGAGGCTTTTGGAATAGAAGCTGAAAAGGGCTTTGTAACAAGAATGACCGATAAGATGGCAAGGATAGGGTCTTTTGTTAAGCGCGGGGAACTTGTGGTAAAGGATGAAAGCGTTAAAGATACCCTACTTGACTTAGCAAACTATGCTATGTTGTTTGCGGCTTATTTAGAGAGCACTAAGACTTCCCGCGACATAAAAAACAAATAATATGGCAAAGACAGCAGTTGAATGGTTAAAAGATATGTTAGAATGGAATTACGGAGACCCACAAATGTTAGAAATATCATGGGAAAACCTTGACGATTTATTAGAACGAGCCAAACAAATGGAGAAGGAGCACGGTAAATGATTCACGAATTTAAAACACCACTTCCCGTACATACTCCGCACGGAGAAGGAGAAGCTATCTTAATTATAGATTACGGGATTGACGTAAACACTATTTGGTTGGTAAGATTAAGGGGTGGAGTAGTAAAACATTATAATTCAGACGATATTCGCGTATACGGAAATCCGATGCACGGAGCTGGGTTTGATATTGAAATACCAATAAACTGGAAACAATGAGAAAAAAAGTATCTAAGAAGCTGAGAAAGTTGGCGCAATCAATAACCGCCAATTCCCCTGACAAAACTAAAACAATCTACCGCAGACTTAAAAAATCTTGGAATGAAGCCAAACCTAAGTAATGTAACTCTAGTATGCGTTGACTGCTCAAGACACGCCGAAGCATTAGCGGCTATACGAAAAAGTATGACCGAATGTGATTTTGCGTCTGTCAAGTTTTTAACCGATAGAAAATTCCATTTTAAAGACATTGATATTGTGACTATACCCAGCATCAGGTCAAAGGAAGAGTATTCGGAATTTATTATCAAGCAATTAAATAAGCATTTTGATACGGAATTTGTTTTGCTCATTCAGCACGATGGATATGTTTTAAATGGAAAATCTTGGCGGGAAGATTTTTTAAACTACGATTATATAGGATCTCCTTGGCTTTATACAGACGGCAAAAATGTGGGGAATGGCGGTTTTTCTCTTAGGTCTAAAAAGCTTCAAGACATACTCGCGAAAGATGATTTTATTTTTGCTTCAGACCCAGAAGATCAAGCGATAGGGCGTTTGTATAGAGATTATCTTGTTAAAAAATACGACATTAAATTTCCCGACGAAGACCTTGCGGATAGGTTCGCGTTTGAGCTTCGTACACCTATGTATGATACCTTCGGCTTTCATGGCAGGTTCCACAAGCCATTTCAGAAAACCGTTGTTATTAAGCGCAGCGCAGCTATGGGTGATGTTATCTTAGTTGAGCCCGTTTTGCACCATTTTCACAAAAGAGGTTACAGGGTGGTACTTGACACGCCTGAGCAGTTTTATATGCTTTTTGTGAACCACTACTTCCCTGTACATCACATAAGTAAAGTAGACGGAAGATTGTTGCCCGAGGCGGAACACTACAACTTGGATATGGCCTATGAAGCCCTACCAAAACAAAACAGATTATTAAGCTACTACCAATTCTGCGGTATTGTCGACGGAGAAATGAGAAGCCCCAAGCTATCGGTAGGATTTTCTTTGAGTCAACAAACTAAATTGTTTTCAAAGTATTGCATCATTCATCTTGAGGGTATACGCCAATCAGGGAGAAATGTTTTTGGGGTGGACTGGGAAAATGTGGTAGCCAATATTCAGGCTAGGGGTTATTCGGTCTTTCAGGTAGGAAAACGAAACGTGCCTTTAGTCAAGAACGCTATCTACCTTAATACAATGAACGAGAATTTTTTGTGTTATGCGGTGGGAAGTGCCGACTTCTTTATCGGCATAGATAGCGGTGTTAGCCACGTTGCTTCAGCTTTCGATGTTCCTTCAATACTTTTCTTTGGAAATACGAATCCCGAAATAGTTCATCCTGATTTATCAAATAAAGTAATATTAACAAATCACAATGGTAATAACCCTATTTGTAATAAACCTTATTGTTGGCACGAGCAAATTGGTGTAGAGAGTAGCGAATGTTATATTAACCCACAACTTCCCCCTTGTGCAAAATATACCACAGCGCAAGTTTTGGAGGCGGTTGATACATTGTTATCCAAATGACCTATAACGTAGTAATTTCTTCTTATAAATACGGACATTTAGCCGCCCATTGCATAGAATCGGTTCTTTGTCAAAATAAGCAATTTGATGAAGTTTGGTTTGTTGACGATGCAGGAGGAGACTGCTTTCATCTTAATTATCTTTATGGAGATAGGGTGAATTTTGTTCATAGGACTGAAAATCTTGGGACAGTAGATAATTTCCAAGATATGTTAAACAGGATTGATTCTGACTATGTTATGTTTTTAGGCGCTGATAATTGGTTGCGCTCCGATGCCCTTGAAAAGCTATCCTCGTTGTGCGATAGCAAGGGTAAAGTAATTACGTACGATATTATGGTAACAGGGGAACTGCGGGATGAAATATACATTCCTTATAAAGACGATTGCTACTTAAAAGAGGGAGATATTTGTTGGAAAAGAGAAAACAAGCATCACGGATCAATGTTGTATGATGTGGAACTTGCTAAAACGGTTGGCGGGTATTCTCACAATGGAGGAAAGAGAAGTGACGAAGACTTAAACCTTTGGGATAAACTTGTAAACGCGGGAGTATCGGTGTCATATCTTCCCGAAGCATTATTATATTACAGAAGACATAAGCAAAATTTTAACAAGTATGGCTACGGAGGCAGCAAAGATTAGACATAAAATAGAGAAGTATTTGGTCGGGGAAGTCGTGGATATCGGTTGCGGAGATGAGCTTATCTGTCCGCACGCGGTTGGGATTGATGGTCGCGTCTTCCCCCACGTCAAAAAATTCACAACCAACTTATACGACCTAGAGACCCAGTTCCCAAACCTTGTAGAGTCCTTTGATTGCTGCTTTAGCTCTCACGTCTTAGAGCATTTACCCGATCACTTTAGGGCTATTCTGGAGTGGTCTAAGCTCTTAAAGAAGGGGGGTTATTTCATCCTTTACCTACCAGACGGAAACCACTATCCAAATAAGGAAAACCCAGAGCATTTTCACGACACCAAGTACGAGGACTTTTTGTTTTGGTTTAAGCGTACCTTTTGCGGGGAGGCGCTTAACTTTACAGGGCATCCTTATTTTTTACCCTATTTTGAAATTATAGATCATGGCCTCGATGTAGGGGATGATAGGTATTCTTTTTATTTGGCAGCAAAAAAATTGTAAATTTGGGTATTAAAAGATAAGTATGCCTAAGCTAAGATTTAAGACAGCGGCTTGGTCTCGCTCTGAAGGTAAAAATCCAAAGGGTGGATTAAATGAGAAAGGCCGCGCATCATACAAGGCCGAAACGGGGGGCACCTTAAAAGCTCCTGTGAAGTCTGGCGATAATCCTCGCAGGGCTAGCTTCCTTGCTCGTATGGGCGGTATGCCGGGCCCGGAATACAAAGACGGAAAGCCGACACGCCTGCTATTATCTCTTCGCGCTTGGGGAGCCTCTTCTAAAGCCGATGCTAAAGCGAAAGCTAAAAATATTTCTGAACGCAATAAAAATAAAAAATAAAATGCCACAGCAGTTACCAAAAGATAGGCCTACCCCGGCTGATAAAAAAAGAGAAGCCGATTTAGTAAAAGCCCTTGAAAAAGAAGATTTTTATGGCAAGAAAAAGGTAGAAAAAAAGCCAGAAACAAAAAAACCGGTAATAAAGGTTGTTAAATCTTTTGAAATGAAAGTAGATAGACCTACTGCTGCCGATAAGAAAAGGGAGGGGGATTTGGTTAAAGCTCTTGAGGCTGAAGACTTTTATGGAAAGAAAAAGCCGACAGGGAAAATTATTCCTAAAGCGGAGGCTGACAAAATAAAGAAAGAGCTTATGGAAAAGGAGAATCAAGAGAGAGTAGACAAGCTGGCAAAAGATTTTGTTTCGAAAAAAAGAATGGAAAGCCCGCTTATGAGAGCTGCAAAGTCCGCAAAAAAGCAGTAACTTTATATTAAACAAACAAACGCCTATGCTCGCAGTAGAGGGACGAGTTGTTATTAGTGTTGACTTAGAAAGTAAGAATAGCCACACCTTTTCAGACGGAACCAAGATTAGGCTAGAGAGGGAATATAACAACTTAAACCAAAGAGAAACAAAGCCCGTTAATGCTATTGTTGTTGACGGGGAAGACATACAGTCTGGCAGTCAAATCTTGATTCACCCAAACGTCACACACGACACTTACAAGATATTCGACAGGGCCAGACTTTCTGGTGAAGTAGAGAGTAGTGACATAAAGTATTTTTCTGTTCCAATAGAAAAGTGTTTTGCTTGGTTAGATGGCGATACTTGGAAACCGCTAAAAAGTTTTGAGTTTGGCCTTCGCGTTTACAAGCCTTACGATGGAGTTATTGAAGGAATAGAGCCTACTCTTATTCCTGATGTTTTGTATGTAACAACAGGGGAGTTAAAGGGAAAAGTCGTTCAAACGCTTAAGGCTTGTGATTATGAAATTATTTTTCAGGGAACCAATGGGCGGGAAGATAGGCTGATTCGATTCCGGCACTTCCCCGATGAAGATCACGAAAGAGAAGAGGTAATAGCCGTAAGAAACGATTTGACCGATTTGTACAACGAAGGCAAACTACTTATAGGACTAAGCCCGTCTACCGCAAAATCAATAAACAATGACTGACGCAGCAAAAAAAATTCTCGAAGACAGGATAGCTGAGCTTGAAAAAGAGCTTGAGGCCTATCGAAGCAATGGAGTAGAAAAGCTATTTTATAGCCTACAAAGAAAGGCAAACGAAATGGCTGACCTGCTTAATAGCGTTAACCTAAAAAACGTAAACATTGATGATGCCAAGGATAAAAGCTTTGAGCGTATCTTTAAGATACTAGAAAAGAGTAGCGCGGTAAGCGAATCAATTAAGTCGCTAAGGGAAAGTATTGGGTTTAAAAAAGAAGAGCAGAAAAAACCATTTCTTGATAGAATTGCAGACATAAGAGAATAAATATGGCAAAGTCAAAATCTAGCGGCACCAACAATAAGGTGGTCTTCTTTAAGACAAAAGGAGGCAAGGCTCAAAAAAGCAGAAACAAGCACGATAGGAAAGAAACAAACTATAGGGGTCAGGGGCGCAAACATTGATGGCAACAGAGCTAATATATGGTACGCAATGTAGGATACCAGAACTTCCCCCGCACGATAAAATTCTTAACTGGGATAAACCCAAAGAAGAACAGATGTGGTCGCGGGAAGACCTGCCAGACTACTTTGACAAGGTGGAGTATACCAAAACTGGAGACCTCATACTTACCGAAGAGCAAGAGGATTATGCAATAAGGGAGCTAGAGCGATGCAAAAAGGGCTTGTGGGTATTTATCTGCGGAAAGCCATATTACATTACCAAGAAATACTACTTTTATCTTCAATGGTGGACGCTAGAGGACGGCTCTAGGCCAGAATACAGAGATTGCGATAGGCGTTATTTTACTTATTTAGAGCATTGGGAAAACGTGCCGTGGGCCCTTGGAATTATCCGTTCCAAAAAGCGTCGTGAGGGTGCATCTTCCCAAGCAACCTCAAATCTCGTCTACGAGGCCATATTTTATAAGAACTCTAACTGCGGCCTAGTATCTAAATCTAACGAGGATGGTAGGGCTACCTTTACAGAGATGGTGGCCTACGGGTATAGGCAATTACCCGCTTTTCTTAAGCCCAAACAAATCAATCGAGAGGATAGCGTAACCGAGCTTGTCTTTGCCCAAAAAGCATCTAATGTGCGAGAGGGGACATCGGCTACTCAAAAAGAGGACGAGGGTAATAGGTCAAAGATTAACTACCGCGCCCCGGTTTTAAATGCTTATGATAGGGGTCGTATGAGCCGCCTATTACTGGATGAGTTTGGAAAATTAGAAAAAGAAGTACAGGCATCCCAGCTTTTTGCGATTATTTCTAAGACCCTTGTAAAGGGTGTTAAGCGTGTCGGTTTTGTGGAAATGCCCTCTACGGTCAATAAGCTATCAAAGGGTGGTTCCGAGTTTAAGTTGCTCTGGGAAAACGCGGATCTTAATAAGCGTTCGCCTACCGTAAATCGCTTGGTAAGATATTTTAGCCCCGCTTATGACGGATACGAAGGTTTTATAGATAAGTACGGGTTCTCTGTTACAGATTCCCCGACACCCGAACAAAAAGCTTATTTAGTAGACAAGTGGGTTGTTAAAGACGAAGATGGGAATACGATAAGTGAGATTAGCGAAGAGGATATAAATTTAGGCTCCAAGGCGTATATTATTAAAAGGCGCGAGGGAAGAAGTGGCGACGACCTTGAGGAAGAAATCCGTATGAACCCTTGTACGGAGGTAGAGGCTTTTATGTCGGCAAACGCCGATTGTATTTTCAATGTTGTAAAATTAAATGAACAAATAGAGAAGCTGAAAGAACAAACAGTCTTCAAAAGAAAAGTTTTATTTTTTAGAGACGAAGTGACCCAAAGCATAAAGTGGAGGGACGCCAAGGAGACGGAGCAAAATTTCTGCTGGGAATTTATAGGAGACCTTAGAGCAAGCGAATCAAATAAACACTATTGGGATAATGGTGTAAAAAAGCCTTCCAGAACAGATGTGGGCGTGATAGGGGTGGATGGATACTCAAATTCGCAGGGTGGTAAAAAATACGGTTCTAAAGCTTCTGCTTGGGTATACTTAAAATACGACCTAAGAGATCCAGAAAATACGGGCTTGTTTACCGCGCACCTTTACGGAAGGCCGCAAGAAAAAGACGAGCTTCACAATCAAATACTTCTAGCCGCAGAGTATCTGGGATTTCAATGCTATTACGAATTTGTGGCCGATGATTATTATACCTATTTTAAGTCAAGAGGTAAATTGGGTTATCTGGCAAAATTTCCCACCAATGCCATAGACCCAAACAAAAAAAGCACCGCCGCAAACCAAGAAAGACACTACGGATTCCCAATTACTGATTTTGCTATGACTAAGCAAAACGACACAATGATTAGTTACATTGAACACTATTGCGAAAAGATATACTGGATAGAATTACTCGAAGATCTTAAGAATTACGACCCGTCCAAACGTACTCCTAGTGATAGAACCGTTAGCGCAATGATTGCGCTCGTTGGCGGTCTGGAGCCTATCTACAAGCCAGCTCCACCACAAACGCCGTTAATTAGGGTTTACACAAACACAGCAAGATAGGAAAAAAATTTTTTGATAAAATTTAACTATATTTGTTTCGGATAAAAATATTAAGATGCAGGATTACTCTGCTCAGCCATTAAAGACGTTTCAGCTTGATCCCAAACTAACCATCAAGGAAAAATCTGATTGGGAATACGGGAAGCGGCTAGCGATTTATATTGATTCGACCATCAGGGGTGGTATCTCTAGTTATTTTTGGGTGCGCAATGCTCGCTGGAGAACTAATCGCGGTTATGCGAATGGCCGTGTTCCAATGAGTAAGTTCCAAGATTTGCTTGAGTTTAACGGCAAGGTCAACTACTTAAATATTAACTGGCAGTCAATAAACATAGTTAATCGAATTGTATCTGGCCTTGTTGGTCGCTGGATGGCCCGTAGTGAAAAAATTAAAGTAACCGCAGTAGATAGTATATCTACAACCCAGAAGCAAAAAGAATACGAAGACCTCGAGTTTATACTCGAAAACAGAGCAATGCTTGAGCGCTTGCAACAAGAGTCTGGAGTACCACTTCTTCCCGAAGACGAAAATCTACCTGAAGATAAAGAAGAGCTAAAGCTCTGGAAAATGCAATTCCAGCGTTTGCCAGAAGAGATTGGATACGAAATGGCGTGCAACGATGTATTGGCCGCAAATGGCTGGTTTGATACGCTGAAAGAAAAAATGCTGCACGACAGCGCCGAAACAGGGTTTGTAGGCACTTATACTTGGATGGACGATCAAGGTGTTATTCACGTTGAATGGCTAAAGCCTGAGAATTGCTTTTACTCTTACTCTACTTATCCAGATTTCAGAGATACTACTTGGCGTGGTGTTGTACGAACCTACAAGATTAGCGAACTGAGAAGAAAGTATGGCGTCGAGTTTGGGGGCAAGGTTAGCGAGGAAGATCTTTTCAAGATGGCTCAATTCTCTAAAGAGTTTCAGCTTTACGACAATATTACTTGGCTGACCGAGTGGAACGTAACCTTCCTTCGCCCTTACGACGAATGGAATATCGATGTTATTGAGTTTGAGTTAAAGACTGTTGACAAGGATGATTATACCGTCGTAACAACTAAGAAGAATAAGAGTACAATACTTAAGAAAGGCAGACCAGAGAAGATTGCCGAAAACGAAAAGCTTATTTCCGATACAAAGTGGAATATTTATCGCGGGGTTTATTGCCGTCCTACGAATACAATGCTTGAGTGGGGATTGAAGACCAATATGATTCGTCCGCAAGACCCCAAGGAAATTGGAAATTCTGAGTTCTCGTACACATTCTATATGGTACAGAACTACGATATGACTTCCCTCGCCATCCCAGAAAAAATTCAAGAGCCGGTAGACCAGATGATTATTGCTCGTTTAAAGATGCAGCAATTAGTGGCAAAGATGCGCCCTACTGGAGCTGCTGTCAATTGGGACGCTCTGCAAAATATTGATTACGGATTAGGGGATCAGAACAAGGGCATTGATGTCAAAAAGCTCTTTGACCAAACAGGAGATATATATTATAGGGGTAGGGATGCGGAGGGAAATGCTGTCCCTGTTCCTATTCAAGAGCTTTCAAATTCTGGTTTCTTAGCGCAACTGCAAGGGCTTATTTTGCTTTATGACAAGCACTACCAAATTTTGAAGGATGAGTTGGGGGAAGACCCGAACCTTATCGCAGCCGCCATTCAGCCTCGCGTGGCCGTATCCAATATTAATACCGCAGAGCAAGTGGCCCAAAACGCTACCGATTACTTCTATTGGGCCTATACCAATTGTATGGCAGAAACCGCCAAAAAGGTAGCGTCGCTTCTCAAGACTTCTGTAATGTACGGCGCAAGCGTGTATCGCGATATAGTAAAGGTTGATAACAACGAAATCGCTACCCGCATCTTTAATGCAAGAATACAGATGCTTCCCGACCAATATGAGTTAACTCGTTTTGAAGCTATGCTTAATCAGGCTCTCGCATCTTCCCCCGACTTGGTACTCTTCCTTGATCCCTTCCAGATTATGCGAGTAGCAAAAGAGGATGTCAAATTAGCGGAAGCCTTATTTAGAAGAGCGCAAAAGAAAATGGTTATTTATAATCAAACAAGAGCTGCTCAAAATCAAGAGGCGACAATTCAGGGCCAGATACAGGCTGCCCAGATAGCAGAGCAAGAAAAAAGAGCTACCAAAGAGCAAGAAGGCTTAATGGATATGAAGAGGGCGGAAACAGCCGCTAATGCTCAAAATAAAACGGCTGTGCTTCAGATGGCGACCCAAGCCTATCTAAAGCACATGGAAACAGGCCAGCCGATTCCGCCAGAAATTCAGCCTTTAATTCAGGCTGTGATGGAAAATGTAGCCTTGTCGGCAGCCATATCTTCCCAAGAAAAACAAGAAGAAGTACTTGCTAAGATGCAAATGGCAGCAGCTATGCAGCAGCAGATGGGTGCGGTGGAAGAAATGCCACAAGGCGAAATGCCCCAAGAAGAGCAAATGATGCAAGAGCAACCACAACTTCCCCAACAATAAAAAATAAAATAATATGCCCACAATAACAGTAACTAACAGAAAAGCATCTCAAGCCCTTCGAGGCGAAGATGTCGTTGTAACACTTAATGCAGCTGACCAGTCAAATTTAGCGAGTCTTCTTCCCGGCCAAGCTTGCTCTATCTCTGGTGTAGCCGTTTACGGAACAATTGCCCGAGTGGATAGCTATGGCATCAGTTTTGAGGTATCTCCGTTACAACCCAATTTGGATTTTGCTTCACCTAGCCAGCCCGGTTATTTAGCTTCTGGCGCTTCAATTGTAATCACAACCTAAAATAAATAATATGTCAGTTCAAATAGTATTAGACGTTACGGCAGACTTTAATGCCGATTCAAAAGTTCAGCTTGATACAGGCGGCTTTGACTATGCAATTGTTCATTTGGTAAGCCCAAGTGGAACAGTAAACTTCTTGCATAGCAACGACGCTGGTGATGTAGAGGGCGTATCTGATGGTTCGGCTGTTTCAGCTACCAACTTTGTGGCCGTTCAAGGAACTAATCTTGCCAACGGTAGTGGCGTCACTTCCCTCGCAGCATCAGGACTTGTTCGCTTTGGATATGTGGGACGATTCCTGCAGCTCTCTGGAACTTCCGTAACTGTAACAAAAGCTCTTGTAAGACTTTACAAAATTTGCTAAAAATGAGAAAGGTTGTAAAACTTAAGGTAAAAAAGAAAGGCCAAAAACCTATCGAGTTTAAGGCTGGCGCTTTGCGCGCTCAACTTGGCGCTAAGAAGGGCGAACCTATTCCAGCCTCAAAAATGAAGGCGGCTGAAAGCGGTGCTATGGGCCCTTTAGCTAAAAAAAGAGCTTTATTCAAGAAGAATGTTTTAACTGGAAAGAAATGAAAGAGATGATTAAAAGAGCAGATGGTAGCTATTCTCAGAGGGGTCTCTGGGATAATATTCGTGCCAATATTGGTAGCGGTAAAGCACCAACCAAAGAAATGCTCAAGCAAGAGAAAAAAATTAAATTAAAAACCAAGAAAAAGAAATCATAATGGCAATTACAGCTAAAATCAGAATGTCTGGGGAAGAAGTGAAAGCCAAGACTTCCCTCACGCCAGAAGAAATCCGGGATAGATTATTCTACTTCCACGATGCCGCTCACGAATTTCATCAGCAAACTAAAGGCGGATGGGAGCACGACGCGCTCGGTAAATTATACGAAGGACTCGAGGACTTCTCTGATGATATCCCAGAAAAAATGATGGGCTATATGGACGGAAAGCGTCTTGGCCCCTTGAATCGAATTGCCACCCCAAAGTACGGCGGTCACGAATCATCGGTTAAACTCGTTAAAGAGTTACTTGATTTTTCTTATGACTTATACGAATTTGCTTGTGAGAAAAAATTACTTGACGTAGAAAATAGATCCCAAGAGCTTTCTGGTCTTGCGGCTAAAACAATTTATCGTTTGACCTTAAGCTAATTTATATAACCATAATAAACACTTATGTCAGAAACAACAACAAACACGCCTCAAGAGAATGTACAGGAATCTGTACAGGAAAACGTACAAACTTTCAATCCTTTTTCGGACAACGCTTGGTCTGAAACGCCAGACTTTACAAACAACGTAACGCAGCAGCAAGAAGAAACTACCACTATCACAACTTCCCCCGACACTCAAGAAGAATACGAGGAAGAAATAGTAGATGCAGACGAATGGCTAAAAACAGAATTTGGGTGGGAGAGTGCCGATGCGGCAAAGGCTGAAATAGAAAAATTGCGTAACTCTGCGACTTCCCAAGCAGAAATAGAATTTGCTAACGAACAAAGCGCTAAGTTTTTCAAGCTCTTACAAGAGGGCAAGGAGGATGATATTTACGCATTTCTCGAAAACAAAAAGAAATTTGACAGACTTTCATCTATTACTGACTTAGATACAAGGTCTGCTTCTGAAATTATCAAACTCAATATGCAGCAAAAATACAGGGATTTAACACCCGCTGAAATTGAGTATAAATTTAATAAACAATTTTCTGTTCCCAATAAGCCCAATCAGGGCGAAATGGAAACAGACGAAGAGTATCAAGAACGACTCCAGAGCTGGGAGGCAAAGGTTAAGGATGTTGAAACAGAAATGTTAATAGAGGCCAAGCTTGCCAAGCCAGAACTAGAGAAATTCAAAAATGAGCTAGTTCTTCCTGACGTACAATTTGAAAATGAATCTAAGGACTACGAGCCCACCCAAGAGGAATTGGAGGCTAAAGTAGAACTAATGAATCAGTTCAAAGAGTCCGCGAAAGCTGCGCTATCTTCTTTTGATGGCTTTAATGTATCGGTAAAAGACGAGGAAGTTGAGATACCGTTATCTTACGCCGTATCAGATGAAGAGAAAACCGCAGTCGCTTCGCAATTGGAACGATTTGCTGACGCTAACTTTGATGCTAATGTGGTATTGGCGGAAAGGTGGTTGAAAGACGATGGGAAAGGTGGGTATCAATTAAATACTAACCAGATTATTCGCGACTTAACTTTGTTACAAAGTGACGGCAAAATGAGCCAGAAATTTGTCAATGATGCGGCATCCAAGCGGTTGACCGAATACATTAAAAAGACAAGTAACGTAAGCGTGACTTCCCAGACAGCCCAATCAACCTTCAATCCTTCATCCTCTAAGTCGGAGCTAGATAAGCAAATTGAGTATATCTGGAAGAACTCGTAGAACAATTAACATTAACAATTAAATTTTAAGACAATGGCTCTTGGAATTCCTACCTCGAATATACTACAGCCGGGTAATATTAGCCTTAGCGGTGGCGTAACGAGACAACTGGTGTCCGACCTTCAACTATTGACACCACAGTACTACAAAAACTACGTTGAAAAATATGGCAGCGAAGACTTCACTTGGTGGTTGTCTACTTTCGCTGGAATGGAAGAGGTTAAAAACCGTGATTACTTCTGGTTTGAAAACCGCGGTAAATTGATCACTGGTATTCAGTCAGCCGCTAACGTAGCTGCTTCTGCCGGTGCCACAATTACCCTGACTTTGGCTGCTGGTTACCACTACAATAGTGGAACTCAAGCCCCTCTTCGTCCCGGTGAAACTGTTCGCGTAGCTTCAACTAACGTAGAAGGTCAAATCTTGGCAATTACAGGAACTACTCCTAATGCCTTTACCTTCACCGTTCGTCCCAAGATTTCTACCGAGTCTTTGGCTTCTGCTGGTAGCGGAAGTTTCCTTGCAACTGATACCCTGATTTTCGGTGGTATTATGGATGCTGGTGAGGCTTCTAACAGCAATCAGCCTATGATTCAGTTGGACGAGAAGTATACCAACACTATTACCGAAATGCGTGAGACTTTCTCTGCTACCGACCTCGCCGAAATGACCGAAGTATACTATACTGGCGGTTTCTCTGGTGATGTACCTGCTGGCGGAGCTCAAGCCGGAACTTCCCTCTTCACCCTGAAAGGACTTGTTAAGTCAAATATCCGTTTCAAGGATGATGTAGAGATGAAGTTGATGCGCGGTAACATTGTAAACAACACAGGTCTTAGCACCTCTACTTCAGTAGGTTCTGAGGGTATTATCCCCAAGGTACTGGCTGATGGTGAAACTGTTGGTTACACACCCGGTAATCTGGATATCGCAAAAATCCACGAAATCACTCGTATTATGGACGTTAACGGTTGCGTAAGTGAGAACCTGTGGTTGCAGGACATTTATCAAAACCAAAACTTCTCTGACGGATTGTTCGCCGCCTTCCCTGCTGGTGCATGGGTTTGGGGTAGCAACGAAAAGTCTGAAGAGGCTGCCATCAACTACGGTTGTAAGTCAATTATGATCGATGGCTACCACTTCAAAGTGAAGAAGTATCGTCCATTTAACACCGAGTTCTTGACTGGTGTTACTCCTACTACAGACTTCTTCCGTAATTTCGGAATGATCTGTCCTCAAGGAGAAACTCGCGATGCGAAAGATGCGAGCAAGCTCTACAAGAACATTACCATTATGTATCAGGCCCCACCAAAAGGGGGAACTATAGGAAATGGTATTCGTGTATGGCAATGGGGCGGTGGATCTCAAAATCCAACTTCAGGACAAATGAACGATAACGTGGAGATGATAACCTACCGCGGAAGTCGTGTGGCTGCGGCCAACCAGTTTGTCATTGTACAAGCTTCATAATCAGTAACTTAGGTGAGTCGCCCAGTCACATGGGCGTCTCCCTTTGTAATCAAAAAAAATGGGAGTAATTTACAAAATAACAAGTCCAAGCGGTAGGGTTTATGTTGGTAAGACTAAGCGCCTAAAAATTCGTATTTGGGAATATCGCTGGAGGAGTAAAAAGCGTAAATCTATTATCCATGATAGTATCAAGGGTTATGGCTGGGAATCTCACAAACTTGAAGTCATAGAAGAAGTTTCAGATGAATTATTAAATGAAAGGGAAATGTTCTGGATTAAGGAACTAAATACTTTTTATCTTGATAATGAAAAGGGAATGAATATGACTAAGGGTGGCGATGGTAATGTCCCATCTTGGAAGCACAACATTGAAAGAAGAAAAAAGCAATCAAAAGCTTTTTCTGGCAAAAACAATCCATTTTACGGGAAAACTCATAGCGAAGAATATAAAAAAAGAAAGTCTATTGAAGTTTCCGAGTATAATAAAAAGAATGGAGTAAAGGTGCCAAAATGGGGTGCTGAAAAAGGTAGGTTAAAAATTATCAAACCTGTCGTTGTTTATAATTCTAACGGAGAATTTATAAAAGAATACGTTTCAGCCACG